TCCGGTCGCAAGAATACTGACCAAACCTGAGAAGGCAGTTCATCATCTTTCTGAGCTAGTGATTCATCAATAAGTCTCATTGCTGTGCCAATACCTGTGCCTAAATGAGTCTCAAATGGGTTTGAAGCAGCTGTGAAACTGGATGTGCAATGGCCAGGACCCCAAGCAGAGTGGTCGTAGAGTCCGTTTGACCCGATTGTCGTCTGATTGGTTGTGTATGCTGTGACACGAGGATCTGTAGTAGATGACATGTTTATGGTCTGTAGATCATTCTTTGAAAGCAGTGTCTTTGAATTACTAGTAACAGTGGACCACGTTGTTGCCACATGCAATGAAAGTTCTTCCTGCTTCGATTTCTTTTCTTTCGGGTGCATTATTGCATCTTCTTTGAAGTATATTGTTATTGCACCGGCCACTTCTTCGGCTAAAACTGTGGCTTCATTGGTGATGGTATCTTTCACTGGTATTTCACGTGTACCACCAGGTTGTTGCTTGCCTGCTCTTGCGAAATAGTAAGGCTGCAAACTGTAAGCAGCAATCAAACTGCGCTCTAACTGACTGCTGGATCCAGCAAGTGATGTCATTGACCTGCCAATCAACAACTTGGCAATTGTAATCGCATTCTTCTGTCTTGTTGATCTGGGCAATCTTATTGGGGAAGTGGCTTCCAACATCTTGTGTTTAGTCAAGAGATATTTGAGAGGTCTGAAAGGCACAACAGCATAAACTATATGCTGGTCGAACAACTTGGCTCGCGATGATGATGTGAAGTCCATGATGTTTGCCATGTAAATGAACTCTGACATGATGTCCACAGTTTGTTGGTACCGTTCCACATCTTTGGTGGGATCATGATCAATGCGATGAGCCAGCATTTGCAGTGGGTTGGCATAAGCACCTAGGCCCCATGCCACCATCTCTAGGTATGTGCTATGATTGCTAAGTGCATTCAGATTGGCTTTCACATATTTGATTGCAACATTGCTGTTGTCTGCTAGCAGTCTTGTGACATCAGATCCTTTCATGCTTTGAATCTCAATGCCTAAGTCTTGCTGATATGTTTCAGCCATGCCTCCAATCGATGCCATGATCCTTATCACCCATCTAGCGTTATCCCACCAATTTGCTGTGAGGTTGTCAGCCATGGCATTGATGACATTGCCAAAAGGCCTCATCTCTTCATTGACTCCTGCACCACACCTGCGCTGGTCTTGCGTCTCAATGATGGCATCAGCAAGCATTTCGTCAAATTCGTCCAAAACGGTCTCATCTGAAAACACTGCCATCAAACTGCACCATGCCTTGTTGACGAGTGTCCGGAGAGGAAGTGTCGAATCATTTTTCCCTGTTCCAGACATCTTCGCTTCATGGTTAAGTTGCATATCAC